AAAAGGTTTGTTATATTTAATTGAATAGTCTTGTCTTGTTTTACCACTATCAATTAAATCATCAATAAACACATCTGCTTCTTCAGGAGTGTTAACAGGATTAAGCATTGCGCTTATATACATCCCTCCTCTAGGAATGCCATAATATTTAAGACTTTTATCTAATTTTGAAACTCTCTTTTGAATTTCTTCCCAAGTTATAATATATTCCATATTTTGTGATTTTGTAGTGACATTTTCCATTTACCGTTCTTCAAACATAAATCTATGCAATGCTTTAAATTTTCTGAATTAATATTGAATCCATCGCTATGAGGACTAATCCAATAGTGTTCTGCTTTTATGCTTGGCTCTGGTATAGATTGACCTTTATGTCTAACATATCTTAATTCAGAAACTCCATCAGGGAAATTTTTTGCAATAATATGTTCAGCTACTTTTGGACTTACACAAATAAAATCTAAACCTTTTAATGATGGTTGCAACCCGCTTGTTTCTATTGCTTGGTAAAATCCTTTTTCTTTAAAGTAGAATATTATTTCTTCCGTTAATTGGTCTAAAGGTTCACCACCTGTCCAAGTTATTTCATTACAATGGACTGCATTTGTTTTAATCCATGATTCGATTTCTTCAATACTTAATTCTTTCCCGCTTTCAAATTCTGTGTCGCAATTAATTCCTGATGCTGCACACGCAAATTTTGTTTTACAACCTTGTAATCTTATAAAGATTGTTGGCGTTCCAATTCTTGCCCCTTCACCTTGTAAAGAGTAGAATATTTCTGAGACTTTTAATTTATTTTTCATATATTACTTTTGACGATTTTGTTTCTGCTAATTCAATTTTAACGATAGGTAATTTAGTTTCATTGCTTATTCTTGAAAATAACCATATAGCCATGTTCTCTGCTGATGTTTCAAATGGCAATGATATGAAAGGTTCGTTTGCTAATTTTAATACTTCACATAACGAATCATTTTCGTATAAAATAAACCAATGACAATAGCTTTTAATAATTGGTTCAACTAGTTTATCGATGTCTGAAAATAAATAAGTTATTCCTGATTTTTGATTAATAAAATCAAAATTAAAATAACAACTTACTTCATAGGTATGCCCATGTATTCTCCCACACTTTTCATCTGCGTTTTTATTTCTATGCGCTGCATAAAAATGATACTTTTTTTCTATTAACATATTTACTTTATTTTAAATTTTACAAAAATTATCCAATACCAAAATAACCCTCCAATTAATTTTAAACATAGTTGGGTTAAAGTTATGTAGTTATTAATTGAACTAAATGCTATAAGCTGGAAAACAACACTATCAATAAGTATTCCGATTGCATCGCTTCCGTTTACTTTTATAAACGTTTTCTTTTTAATTGTTAACTGATAAAATATTCCAGCAACTATCTGTGCTGCTATAAATCCTAAAGCACTTCCGATTGCTATATTTTTACTTTCAGAGTTTATAAAATAGGTAAAAGAACTTGATACAATAACTAATGCTCCAAGTTTCATAATAAGTTCTTTCCCCTTCCATTGCTCATGAAACATACATCTCATAACAAAATCAAAAGGGATAAGAAAGATAGCCGTAAATATTAAACCATTTGCTCCAAACCAAAGCACTACAAAGTTAGATAAAACAAATGCTAATAAATAAAAACTAATCTTGGCTACCTGCATAAGTTTGATATATATTTAAACTTTGTTCTGCTGCAAAAGTTAAAATTGCGTTGTGTTCCATGTTTTTAGGCGTTTTATGGTTAGGGAAATGTCTGTTACGTATATTTAACCATTTATTTGTATTATTTACTATAATATCACTTTTTATGTTTTTAATATGTGATTTGCCTATTATTGTTTCTACTTCTCCATATCGCACACCACTTATCCATGAACTACTATCACAGGAACTGCAAAAAGAAAATTTTTCAAGATTAGTCTTTTCAGTAAAACCAAGTAAGTGAATATCTATATTAGGCTTTTTATTTTTTATGTAATTCGCTAACTGATATAAATATTCTTTCTTTTTTATAAATCTTAATTCAGGAACACTTAATGCAATATAATCAGAAAATTCAATTAATCTATCTAAACCTTTTTGACCATCTTCAAAATGAAATACATTTATAATTCTGTTTGGAACTTTATCTTTCATCTTTATTCTATATTCCCATGCCTTTTCTGGACCTAAAACTTTTTGGCAATCTACCTCTACCATAGTTCCAAAATATTGTTCATGTATAACATAATCTGTTAAACATTCATACCATTTGTTAATATAAGATTCATCTTTCTTACCTTTTAGTGAACCAAACATTAACGTAAATAATCCACTATCAAGAATGTAATGTAAGTAGTTGGAGGAGACATTTTTAATAATTTTTTTATCATCTATCTTTCCACTTTTAAACATTTTATATACAAATGGAAATGCAGTCCCCAATCCATAATTTACTCCTGCTGCTAATGAACAAATAGCGTGTCCTACATCTTCAGTTGTAGCAAAATGTACTTTTATGTTTGATTGATTATTTACTATCATATCTCTACTCTTGCTCCTCCTGTTTGTTCTTCCCAAACTTCACACCATACCATTCCATCGTCTTGAGCAAACTCTAATATTTCATTCGCTATCATTTCACAACTCATGTTTTCAAATTCACAAGGAGAACCATAACTTTCAAAAAGGTAATCTTTAAGTTCATCTCTACATATAAAAATTTCCTTTTCTCTGTTTAAATCTGAAACATTATAGCCTGCTGTAATAACAAACGTATGCCTATGATTAAATGATAAAAATTCAACTTCTTTTGGTGCGTTTGGATAACTATGGAATCCTTCAATTTCAAATTTAACTATTACTGTATTTTTCATTTTGTAACACTACTCAATATTTAATAACTCTGCAACTATTTTTTCCTTACTTCCTGAATACTTTTTAAACGCTTCTGTTACTTTATTAAAATCATCCTCAGTATATTCTAATATGATTTTAAATTTTTGGTCTTTTTCTGAATCTCCATTATCTTCATTGAAAAAATCATCCAAATTAACATTGTCATTTGCTTTCCAAACATCTAAACCCCATTCAGTTAATTGCTCTGCTTCCCATTCGTTAGCAAGCATATCCCAATCCCATTCACCTCCGCTTACATTGTCTTTGATAATAAACTCCTTTTGCTGCTCGTCTGTTAGGTTTTCTGCTACTATGATAGGCACTTCTTTCAGTCCTGCTTCTTTGCACGCTTTAAAACGCATATTACCGCCTAATACAACCATATCAGCGTTAACTACTATTGGTCTAATGTCTAGCATCTCGGGAAAGTCTTTGATAGACTGAACCAACTTTGCAAACTTATCATCCTTTATTTGTCTAGGATTGTTTGGGTTTGACTTGACCTCTGAAATTTTTACTTTTCTACTTTGCATAATTTTAAATATATTATTTGTTACTTATAATACTCTCGTAATATTCCATTCTGTACTTACGCCATAACGCTTCGTTGCTATTTTGCATTACGTCTTCTTTTAGTTGACTACCTAAGTCTTTTCTTAACTCAGGGTTTTCGATTAGCCTACGCATAGACTTGTACCAATCCTTTTTGCCTGCCACTAAACAATTTTTGCCGTGTTTGCTCATCCACTGATAAGATTCAACATCCGAAACGATTACACCTAAACCGAATGCACCCATCTCCAACATCTTTAATTCTGACTTTGCTCTATTGAACTCGTTATATCTTAAAGGAATCAGTCCAATGTCCATTAAATTATACGCTTGTGCATAGCTATAAACATCTGCTGCGTTTATCCTTCCGTAATTATTATCATCTAGGATATAGTTTGAAGTGAATATCTTTTCGTACTTGTGCCAAATCGAATCACCATCGTAGAATCCTGCAAGCATGAACTTGTAATCCTTGTATGGGCTTTTATTCAAAGATAGGATTTCGCCCTCGATTAGTTGCAAATCTTCTAGGTGGGTTACTGAACCACTCCATCCAATGTTTACCAATTCAGACTTCATTGCTGCTATCTCTGGGTTAGGTATGAATTGAGGTTGTTCAAAGTCGATAGTGTTTGGGAAGACTTCCACGTTCTTATTGAATTGAGACACCACATACTTAAGGTAAGGAGTTGTAACCATAATCGCATCCGCTTGGCTAAAGTTGTAAATTAACGCCTCTGCTCTGTGGTTTAGCTTCCACTCTTTTTTAAGCACGTGGCTATCGCTTAATTGGTAATGGTCATCCGTATCTATAATAACTGGGATGCCTAATCGTTTTAGAATCTTCCATACGTTTTCCTCGTTGCCTATTCTTGATATGGACCTGCTCGCAATAATTAAATCAAACTGAGACAACTGCGATTCGGGAACGTGGTCGATACTTGCCATTTGGCTGACCTCGTGTCCGTGCAAGTGCATCTTTGAATGTGGAACAATTAACCTATGGTATTCGCCACCCATTATCTTCTGTCCTGTAACTAGTAGTATTTTCATTTTATTGCATTAATTAAGCCTTCAGTAGTCCATAACTCGTAATATTCTCCACCCGCAGGTATTACATTGGGTGCATAAAAGCATATCTCTAATGCTCGCCTACATTTTAAAGATTCAGCTATTGCAAAGTTCATAGATTGATTACCGATAAATAGCTTTGAGTTGTTTATTATCCTAGCTAAGTCTAAGAAGTTCTGAACTGCCAGATATTTGCAGTTAACCTTTTGACTAAATATAGAATACTCGGCACTTGAACCTGTAAAGTAGATTGTTTCTTTAAGGTCGTTTAAAATAGTGTAGTCTATGTTTGGGTTTTGATACCTCTCGGTTCTATTTACCACTATGTAATCACTTGGAGCAGTATCAATGTGCAACATTCGCTCTGAGTAGTTTACATTTGTTAATTCAGGAAAGGCTAAAGCATACCATCGTTTAATATCGTATGCAGCCAAATTCATTCCTATACTCCTAAACTTGTCTAGGTTGTAATCTACTTTCTGATTCCTATAAGGTAACACATCGTAAATAAAGTCAAACTCCATTAGTAAAGGTCTGAGCATCTTGTAAGCGTAATCGTTTAGCATCACATCTCCGTAAGCGTGTTTGAAAGCAGGGTTCGTACCTAAGTTAGGTGCGTTAATGTTAACGTATAGAATCGCCTCTTTGCCTTGTATCTCGCAGGCTTTCTGAATAGCAGGCATAGCGTAAAGAATATCCCCGCTCGCTCCTGAATGTTTAAATTTTAGATTCATATTCTTCAAAGGCATTAAATACTTTATGAATCATTTCGTTTTGGCAATTACCACAATGAATGTTTGCAGTAACATATCCAAACAAATCTTTATGCGCTTGCTGAAATGCTAAAATCTCTAAGCCGCTCCACTTCATAGCGTGATTTGTTTTAAACGTCAACCACCTATCTTTAAATGGTTTTAATCTTTCGTATTGCTCTTGGTTCATACGTTTAGGTATTTAGAAATAAAAGCACTCATTACGCTACTAGCGCACCCAATCATAAAAGAATCAACAAATCCATTGCTTGAATACAAAGAGTAGCTTAAACCGCCCCAAAACGCCATACAGAATGAACATCCGAAAGGTTTAGGTAACTGCTTTGCAAATAGTTTGCCGTAAAGGTCAGTCAAGAAATCACTTGCACCAATCCCAAAGGATGCGCTAAGAGTTGTAAGAATCAGAAAAGTTTTTAAATCCATCATAGTTATCTAGTTTTAGTTTTTTAATTGTATTTTTAATATTGTATCGAAGGGACATATATTTTATACCTGTCATTACTGAAATCTTTCTAAAGTCTCCGATGTCGATGTAAAGTTTTAAAAGAGTTTGGTCGTACCAATCTAATGCTTCAATTTGTTCTATTATATCTTGAGTAAAAAAATGATAAACATCCTCTTTTCTTTCAAGGTCATAATCAATGTCAGCTTCTAAATCCCTAAGTATATCTATGCTTTCAGTTGAATCATTGTGCCTATACTTGCGGTAGAATGGCGAATGCTTCGAGTTCCAACTATTGTGTGCTATCTTTACAAATAAAAACTTTAAATACTTTTTATCCTTCGCTTGTTGTATTTTCTCATCAGTCATATTAAGCAGATTAATAATAACTTCGTGAAACAAATCTTCAAATAAAGCAGGTGAGGCTATGTTTCTGCATACGTTTCGGTAAGCAGAGTCTTTGTAGATAGCCTCTATTATTTGTGCTTTATTCATTAGTAGCCTAGTTCTTGCTTAATCTTATCTTGATTCAACTGCCTTTTGAAATATAACGTGCCTCGTAAATGCTCGCATTCTTCTTGTATCTTTTGTCTGCATCTTCTTATTGATTCTGCGTTTGTTAGTCTACCTGCTGCGTATAGCTGCAAGAATTTAAACTTATCATCTACACCTTGACTTTCGGCAAACCAAACATTTGCAATAAGTTTTTCGTCAGAATCCCGCAAGTGAGGATGTTTTTCAAGCAGGGTTTTAACCTTTTCTTTAATTGTAAAGTTAATCATCTTAGTTAGTTGTGTTTACAAATGTAGTTTAATAACTTGCTTCTTGTTCAATATCAATTAAAACGTTATTAATTTTATTTTTTAATTCATAAAAATCGTTTCTAGCTATCTCAGATGCAAGTAATGAAGCTAATAATTCACTATTAATATCTTTTATTTCGTATCCTAAGTCAGAAGCTAGGTCTAATGATTGCCTTAAACTATTATCGTGTCTCATTAAAAATTTTACAGCTTCTGAGTAATAAATAACATCAATATTAAAGGCTGCGTTGTCTTCTAAAATGTCTCTAATCTCTTCAAAAGTTGTAAACTCTGCGTCAAATAAAAATGCTGCAAAATCTACATTTTCAATGTTACTTTCTAATAAAGTAATAACTGCTTGATTGTTTTGTGTTTTCATGTTGTTGTTGTTTTAAAGTTTTGACGAAAATATAAATAAATATTTATAATGCAATAATTATTTTTATATAATAGAATTATTTGCTTTCTCAATAGTTTTTAATTCAGCCTCTAATCTGTCTATCTCGGCTGCTGCTAAAATCAATGCTGCTTCATTATCTCGGTTATGTTTACGCCAATAAAGTTCCTGCAAGTAAATTGAACCAATGTAGTCAAATACTTTCTTTAGCGTTTGAATGGTCTTTAACGCATTAACTTTCCTTTCGCCTTGTAATGTATCAACCTTCATACTAAAATCGTTTATTAACGCTCGTAACTCATCTAAAATGGTAAGTGCTGATTCTTCCTTGCGTTCATGTTGTTGCAGACTTCTTGTTGTAAAGTATAGCTGTTCCAAAGTTTCGGTGTATTTATCTTCGCTCATTAGAATGGTGTTGTTATTATATCGTTATTAGATTCTGACCTTATGAATGGTGTTGGCAAGTAGAAACGCTCGCCTCTATCCTCGTAGTAAGCATTGCGATAAACGTCAAAAGTTAATTTGCAAATTCCTTTTTGACCTTCACTTTTCTTTTTTAGTTTCTTAATGTGAATTTCTGCTATGCTACTTTGCCTAAAACCCTCAGCGTGTTCTTCGTATTCTCTATGGACCAAAATCATGTTCATTGCTTTTGCATACCAAGCATATCCACCATCAATCTCATCTACTCTAGCTGGCTTTGGAAAGTCCTCGCCTTTTACTAGCTGAGGATTCCTTGCATGTGCAACTACAAATCCGTGATATTCATGCTTCTTTGCGTGTCTATTCCATTTTACTAAGTTACGTTTTAAGTATTCGCTTATCATTGCTTCGCTGCTATGGTCTAAGTCGTTCCAATTATCGGCAGCACTTGCAAATATTCCATAGTCAGTAATGGCTTGCTCAGTTATCTCTAGCCAATTATCTAAGTTAAACTCTCCCTCAGTTAACTCTACTACCTTAAAATGGTCTTTAACGAATGGAATTACGTTGTATAAATCCCTTTCGCTTATTCGGTAGTTAATGGAATGTAGGTTAAAACTTTTACCTGTTAAACAATGTATAATTTCTGAGTAAACTTCATCCACATCGCCTGTCTCTGGTGTATAAATTAAACTTTTCTTTCCGTGACTGCAAGCTAAACCTGTTAAAATCTGAATTAATAGCTGGCTTTTACCATCTGTTGGTCTTCCGTAAATAATAGTGGTTCTCTTTTCTTTAACTGAATAAAGTTTGTCAAACGATGGGAATCCAATCTTTAAACCTGATGGCTGTCCGTACTTTTGCAGGTGGAATATTCGCTCTTGAATATTGGTGTCTAGTTCTCTTATTTTAGCCATTACCAAATTATTACTTTTTGTTGTGGCTTTTCTACCAAAACATTATTTATTTTATCTTTTCGCTCCCATTGCTTAATAGCAAGTTCCCAACTTACATATTTATTTCCTTGTATTGAGTATCTTAAAGCAGCATCGTAATAGTGCCTAAGTTTATCTTGTGACCAATCGGGGAATGTTTCTTTAAAAGTAATCTTATCAAATAGGTTTGATTCTTCAAATTGAATCTTGCGTGGCTTACTATTTACTTTCCCTTCCTCTTTCTCTTTCTCTTTCTCTTGTGCCGTAGGGGGTGGCGTAGCCCCTGCCGTAGGGGGTAAGCTACTTAGAGGCTCTAAGGATATATCGCCCCTCTTTAATCTTTGGTTGAATCCGTTGATTTGTGAATCAATAGAATGTTGTTGGGATATGTAGGCAAATTTAGCCATCCCTTTAAGTTCACTTTTGCGCCCTGTAAACTGCTCTAACATTAAAGCATCATAAAACGCTAATCTGTCTTTGTCTGTTAATTCGTTTGCTACTTCATAATAGCTGCGAAAAAAATTAAATGCTTTTCTATTGCTCATAAATAAAAATTGCCCTCGGCGTGGTGGTGCTTCGGGCAATTCTTTAAATTCCTTAATAAAATGATACTCACCACCACATGGGTATCAAGTGCAAAGATAGACCTTTATAAATAAATATCAAGCATTTTATTAAACTTGGTCCTTAAAATTATTCTTTCATCTGGAGTTCTAGGCAATTTTGCCGCCCTATTCAACTCAATTAATTCTTTTACTGCTTTCTTGGCTATTTTTGTGCGTTCTGCGAGTTCATCTTTGTTTAGCTTAACAATCGGATAGATTACGTTTAAATCATCTATATAAGCCATCTGTAAATCTCCAAAGGTTTTTACTACGCCTTCTCGATAATAAACTAGGTTGCCTGACTTTGGGTTATTGCATTGAGCGCATTGTCTAAAGTTGTTATGCAAGTTGAATCTGAGGTTATCCCATCCGCCAACACTTCGGTAGTGACCTGCTTGGAAGTGACCATAGTCAATATCGCAGCTAATGCAGTTACACTTCTCATCAATAAGCCTCACAATCTTGTTTACTTCAATCTGCAACTCCTTTTTAAACTCGCCTAAAGTCTTCAAAGATTCTTTTAGCTTTAGGTTTAATTCCCTTTTTTCTGTTGCTTTCTGTTTAGTCTTTGCAGCACTTACTTTTAATGCACACTTTAATCCGCAAACCGCTTGTATGGTGTTGCTAGGTTCAAAGTTTTTGCCGCAGTTCTTACACTTTTTCATAGTTTTTTTAATTCCTCATCCAAGTTGTCTAAAATAACCCAACAGTTTTCTTCTAACTCATGCCAATCTTTGATTTTAAACTGAGGAGAAGCTAACAAGGTTCTTTCAATAGTATTGCAGAAATGGCTAATCTTTGGCTTCGTATCTTTTACTAGAGTAATAAACTCTTTATTGTCAATCCTATCCTTGAATGCGTATATTGTTTTCAGTGCTTGATTAGCAGCGTTCAAGGTCATGTATGCCATCAATAAGTTTTGAGATAATTCTCTGTCCGTCAT